GCTATAAACGTCAATAGCAGCAAACTCAGTTCTTGCTTCAGCTGGACCAAAACGAGTTGTGTTCGCATTAAATCCAGAGATTACTTGTTTTACTGAAGGTGGAACCACCAAAAGATCTAAGTCACCACCAGAAGTGTAAACTTCTTGGATAACAGTCTTTAGGATAGTCTCAGTAAGGTCTCTGTCTGTACCAGAGTTTGGTGCATCAGTACCTGAACCAGTAGAAAGAGATCCACCAGTACCTGCATCACCGTTAGTAGCAATCCAAGTTCCGATTGAACCTAATGCTCTAGCAGCAGTTGCAGAACCGATAGCTTGAACTTGTTCTTTAATAAGAGCAAATTCCATGTCTTTCTTTAGTTCTTTTGATTTTTTAGCAATCTGATAAGCCATTTCGTCAGCTCTACCAGCAGCATCAACAGCACTTTGAGTTCCTGATAAAGCAATTACTTTGTCAGAAATTTGTGTGTAGTTGAAAGCTCTTGTAGTAGCAGTCATAGCATCAACAGTTGCATCGTCACCTTCAATGACTTTGTTAGCAGCGGGTGCAGCTAGTGCGTCTAGTTGCCACTCATGCTTAGTTGATTTAGCAGCGGTTCTAGGAATCGCTGAAAGTATAGGAGTATCTTCAGGAGAAATGTTATAAATTACATCCGTCAAATCCTCTCTTATACCAGTTGTGTCGTACGTATCGTACAAGTTGGTTGGTTGTGCCATTACAGCCTCCTTTTAAGTTGATTAAACCAAACTACGAAAAAGTTTTGCAGCGTCTCTAACCTGTCCACTCTTACGTAATTTAGAGAGTTGTTGACGTTTCGCTTCAGCTTGTTGTTGACCTTTTGATTTAGACACACCACTCTTTACAACTTTAGGAGCATTGACCGCTTTCTTTTTAATTTGTGGTTTAGCTTTTTGGAGATTACGATATGACATCGCATCTCTTACTAACATCACATATCTGTGGTCATATACAGAATCAATTTCTTGACTGTTAAATCCTACAGATGTGAGATAATCTCTCATTTGTTTTCTAAACTGTGGTCCTTTTTCTGGATGTGACAGTTCAGGTAATTTAACATTCAATTGTTTCTGTTGCTCTTCCAAATACTTATTAAACTCTTGAGCTTGTAACTCTTGAGTTTGTTGTTGTACTTGTGCAAGTTGTTCATGCTTTTTACGCATTTTATGTTCAAGACGAGCAGCTTCTACAGGATCTTCGTCATAAAGTTTTTCAAAGTCTATATTGGCGTATTCTTCTTGAAGTTGAGCTTGTGCAGCCATGTTCAATTGTGTCAATTGTCCAAGTTTTGCTTCAACGTCTTTTTTTGATCGTTCAACAAATTCACTTGATTGTTGTTTTTCAACAGCAAGTTCCTGTGTCTTACGAGTGTAATCTGCATTTCGTTGATACCCTTGAATTAACTCATCTTGGGTGACCTCATAATCTGTACCATCAACGGTTACAGTGTAAACAGGCTCCTCAGAGTTTTCTTGTATATCACTCGACTCAGATAATTCTTGATCTTCCTCAACAACCTCTTCTGAAAATTCTTCTTCATCAAAAGTTTTGTAAGGAACATCGCTTGGGTTAACAGTATCTTCGCTAGAAGTTTCTACTTCTGCTTGTTCTGTTACTTCTTCTTGTTCAGAATTAGCTATTGCTTCTTCTGCTGGTGTATCGGCAGACGTTTCTCCAGTCATAAGACCTTTGATAATGTTTCCTGCTTCGATTACGTTAGTTGATTGGCGATCTGCCATAACAACCTCCTTTTGTTAAATGTTACACTCCCCTATGGGTTGGTGTATTCGATTTAAGTCGAATTCTTTTTAAGCTGATTAAGTTGGACAGTTGCAAGTTTGCCTGTCTCTACAACTGTTTGAAAATGATTTTCTATCTTATCTGTTATATGATAAGCCTGCCACAAAGCAGTTCTTGTATCATCTTCGTTGTACTTAGTTTGAAATATTGCTTGTTTGTATTCTTTTTTAAGTAATTCGAACGCCTCTTTAATTAATGGTTCTTCAAGCAACAGTCTTGCTTTTTCACCACGATTTTTTTCGTCTTGTAAATTACTCGGATTCATTAGTTACATTTTGCACGATTTGTCCAAATTGGTCAAGTTGTCCTTGAATAGCTTTTTGGGCTTGTTCTCGAATCTTTCCTTGTTGGATTAAATCTTCTTTTGCAAGTACAGCATTACTTCTTATTTCAGCTTCATTTAATTTTGTTCCATATTGCAATTCAAGTTCTTTAATGCGAGTTTCAAACTTCAGTATCATTTCCTGATAATCTTTTTCTAATTGTTTAATTCTAATTTCGCTATCAATTTGTTTTCTGTAGTTCTCACCTTGAACTTGTAATTGAGATACTTTCTCAAACTCTGTAGGTTGTGGTGGTTGTGGTGGTGGCATTTGTTGCATACCAACATCTGGATCTGTAAAGAACAGTCCAGTATTTTTTAACCCTGCGTTCTCTACAATCTTTGAAAGTGTGTTGTAGATGTTACGCATATTTACCATAGGACCAGCAGCGGTTCCTTGCAACTCTAATGCTTTGAGTTGAGTTTGTAATATGTTATTTAAAATAGCAAGTTGTTGATCTCTTGATCCTGTACCTAATCCAACACTTATAGAAATGTTGCAACGGTTTCTCCATTCCATCGGTCTAAATGGAATAAAGTTATTTCTAATTTTAATAATTCTTTCTTTGTCTTGGTGTTTAACGATAAGTTCAAACATTCTTTCAAACATATCTTTAATACCAGTCTCAGCAAAAATACGAGCAATTAATTCAACTCTCATTTGTGCTTGAGTTAAAATGACGTTAACACCAGTTGCAGTTTTGTTTAATGAGTCTGCATCCATGCCTTGTGAGTATCTTGTGATACCAGTTCTTTGCTCTCTAACAGTGTCCAAGTATTCCAACATAGGAAATGCTTGACTGTTAATTGTTTGAGTTTGCATTGGCATCATAACTTGACCAGGCGAACCTTTAGTTCTTACAACTCCACCAGGTCTGTTTGTTAAAAGATCATCAAGATTAACTTGACCATCCATAACAGCAACTCTATTATTATTTGTTAGATACATATTGTCTAACAATTGTCTCATTACTGTAGACTTAATAAGTTGTAAGTCCTCAGTCATTTCAGAAACTGATCTACCAAAGAATCTATGTGTTACCATAATTGGTGTAACAGAAACAAATGGAACACTATCGCAAAGTTCGTCATCTAAAATAACGTAGCCACTTGTACCAGCCATTGTTATTTTTCTTAACTTAGCAATACCATCACCTTCTTCATCTATTTTTGAGTAACATTCAAATACTGTTACTTCGTCTGTACTAGCTTCACCAGCATTACTGTCATAATCATAATCTAGATTTCTAAAACGTGTAATTCTTTCTTCGTTGTATTTGTCTTGTGTATCCGTTGGTAAAGAGTTTACAATGTCTGGATCAAATCCAGCTTCAATTAAATCTGTTCTTGTTTGTGTTGTTCTGTGTGCAACAAAGTTTGCATCTTTAATGCTTTTAGCTCTGCGTTCAATTAAAAATTCTTCAGGTGGTATCGCTTCAATTTTAACTTTACCATACGTTTCAGTTCTTGTTATAACAACATCATGTAACATTGGTACAGGTGTATCTTCAAGTTGTGCAATCATCATAGGATCTATATTGGGATCCATACGCATTTGCTCTAACATTTTATCTTTTTGTTCAATTGCGTCTTTGTCTTTGTACTCAGTGTGTTCTTTTACTTCTACGCCATCTTCATCAATCAACATGGCATACTCGTCATCACTTAGACGTTCATAAGTTTCTTGTTCTCTTTTGCTTGAGTTGTTCCAATAGATTTTTGCAATACCATTTTTTTGTACAAGGGCATCTTTAAACAAAGTGTACAGTGTAATAAAACCATCATTGTCTTTGTTAAATACATAATTCAAATAATCAGTTGCTTGTTTTGCAACTTCTTCATCTTCTGCACTTACAGGATCACATTTAACAACTTCATCGCTTGCAGCAAATGTTCTTAGTAGTGTTGGTAGTATTGATTCAATAACATCAGACACATCAGTTGAAACTACTTGTGAACGACCTTCTTGTTCATTACCAAATGGTTCACCAAAATAATACTCTAAAGACTTTTGTCTTTGTGATGTTATTTCTGAACCAATATAACCAAGAGATGCGTGTATTTCAGATTGTAATACCGCAGCTACTTCGTGTTCTGTTAGGGGTTTTCCTTTTGCCATTATACTATATACCTTGTATCAATATTAATTTCTTTTGTCCACACACTAGCTGTTCCTGGATCTATTGCACATCCATAACGAAAAGCATCCGCACCATGCGAACTCCAGTCATGCAGGGGTTTATTCTTAAATGTTTGCATACGATCATCATATTCTTTGCGATATTGACGTAAACATTCAATACCAGCCTTACAACGATTACGATCAAACCAACATTGGTCTAACGTATTTCGTACCGCTTCAATACCATGTTGCACTTCTAACTTAGGACATACATCAAACTGTATTCCCAATTCAGATGCAACTTCTAAACGAGATTTACCAGTACCAAGTTCTCTTGCCACAATATCATGTGGAGCAACGTGTCTACCATAGTTGTACGCTTTATTTTCTAGCACTTGTGCATAATGAGACAATGCCTCACCAGAGGTTTCATAGTAGTCAATTAATCGAACTTCAGTTCCTACTCGTTGTGCAAACCATATTGCAGTTGAATCACCGATACCTAAATCCCACCACGTTTCTACATCTATGTTTTTATCGTACTCAATATCGACAATACGGTTTTCTTTTTCTGCTTTTTGGATTTGTTTACCATAGTAAGCTCCTGAGACCGCAGCTTGAAAGCTACACTCAAACTCTTGCTCAAATTGATCTTCTGGCATTGTGAGTCGAGCTTCTTCTAGTTCTTCTTTTCCAATAATATCTGTTTCAGAGGCTCTGTATAAGACTGCTTTCCAGTCTCCACCTCTACGTTTTGCAAGATCATAAACATCCCAGAACTGATTATGACCCATTGGAGTACCAATGAATATTACATAACCCAATTTATCTGATACAGCAGGTCTTACAACCTCTGTCCATGTTCTAGGAGACATCAACGCAAACTCATCAAGACATACTCCATCAAATCCTAGTCCACGAAGGGCATCAGGATTGTCTGAACCAAAGATTTGAATCCTTGATCCGTTCCATAAGTCTATTTTAAGCTCTGTTTCGTGACGTGAGCCACCTAATTTCATTAAAGGTTGAGTGTATTCTTTTAAGTAGTCAAATGCTACGTTCTTACCTTGACGATATGTAGGTGCTATGTATGCCAAACGTCTATTTGGTTTACTAATAGCTGTTTTAATCAAATGATTAATTGCAAAAACGGTCTTTCCAAACCTGCGATGACAACAAATTACATTAAATCGTTTTAATTGTGTGTGTAATTCTTTTTGTAGGGTTCGTGGTTTGTAGGGTATTTCAATTTTCAACTTATTCTTTCCACTTAACTTCTATTTCTACAGGTTCTCCCTCTTCACCTTTAATTTTTTGATCTACAGAAGCTAATCTAGGATGTACGAATGGTGCAGCTTTTTCAGCAGCCCACATTTTCTTTTCTGGTGATGTTTTACGGTCATTCAATATGTTCAACATATATTCTAAAGGCGTTTTTGTGCCTTTACCTAACATCTTTTCCAGACGTTCATGCTTCGTTCCTGCGGTGACACCTCTTGGTCTACCTGCTCCTGGTCTTTTGCCTCCATGAGCCATTAAAATATAGATCCCACGATTACAATAACAACAATAACAGCTACAGCTGCTTTGATGTAGTCTTTTTTAGTCCAAAATTGGTAATCTTTTACCCATTCTACTAATGCGTTAATTTTTTCCATAGTATTTCTCCTTTACCAAGCCTTACAGCTCCAGTATTTTGCAGTTAATTTACTTATTTTGCCTTTATCACAGCCATGTCTAGCACGAAATGACTTACGTCTGGCAGGTACGTTCTTTTTTATAGACATTTTAGGGTCTCCAAAGCGTACTAATCTAACTTTTCCATTCTCTCTAGCCAATACAGCTGACTTTTTTGACTTACCAGGTGTTCTTTTGGGTTTATTGTAACCACTAAAGCGTTCACCTCTGTATGTAATAGCCATTAGTTAAAAAATTTTTTGTTGGTCTCGTTTGCTTTGTTTAATCTTTTCATCAATTCCATGTACTCTTCATAAGTCATGTTTTGCATATCAAAGTTTTCAAACAACGGATTGCCTGGAGTATTTTTTAGAACTTTTATTTTTTGACCCATTCTTTGTTTTGGATCTGGTCTACCTTTTCCTGCTTTTGTCATGCTAGTAATCCTTTAGTGTTCTTTTTTTTCTTTTTAAGTTTTTTAAAATCTGCACCAGTAATTTTATTACGAGGTTTTGCAACACGTGCTAGTGCTTTTTGTTTCTTGCTGTATTTAGTAAATGGCATTATGTGTTCTTCTTTCTTCTTTTACCAGATGCAGTAACCGACCAGTTTACTCTTTTAGGTCCAGTCTTTTTAGCTGCTTCTTTCTTTGTAATTCGTTTTGCTACCTTTTTAGGTCTACAGGCAGGGTACGGTCTGTTTTTGTCTTTACTTCCACTACGACCACACTTCTTTCCTGTTTTAACATCACGCCAATCTTCTTTGAACCATTTGCGTAAACCCCCTTTATACGCCATTAATACTTGCCACCACGCTTCTTATACGTTTTGACAAGCCATGCGTTAGCATAAGCACTAGGATAGACCTTGAACTTACGCTTTGCCTCTGATTTGACTCTAGCATATAGAGCTTTATTTTTAGGTTTAGGTGATGCCATTAAAACAATCCAAAGAATTTTTTATTTTTATCTTGTACGCCCATGTCTTTTTTTTGATCTTGTTTATACTGTTGTAAAAATTCATTGGCTTTGTTGTGCATCATAGCAACATCAGGGTTTTTTTGATATAATTTAACCCACCCTTTATAAGATGCACTCATTTATTCTTTTTCTTCTTTTTTTTCTTCATTGGTGGTCTACCCACTTTAGATCCGTAAGTTCCTTTACCGTATGGCATATTATTCTCCTTGTAATGATTCTAGTGGAAACATATTGAGGTTCCCAGCAACTGTTCGTCTTTCTCCGTCACCCTCAAATGGGTACACACAATGTTGTGTCCATGAAGGGAACATGATTAATTTTCCCACTTCAGGTTTGACTGTCTTTGAGAATGGTGGTCTTAACTCCTCCAAGCCTCTCATTCCAGTCTGTCCAAAATGAAACTGTAAAAATCCGTCTGCAACACCACTCGAGTTGTAAAGATCTGAGGCTTTATAACCTTCTTTTTCCTCTATTTGTGGTGGTATCTTAGTCCATGTCGTAAATGACAACCCCATAATCGTATCAACCCCATGATCGTGAACGGGGTTATAGTCTCTCTCGTATGAGTGTACTGACCATAAACTATGAACGTGTGGTACTCTTTTTAGCAGTTCTACGCCAATTGTCTTGCAAAATTGAGTTAAATACTGCTGTGACATATTTGCAACAATCTTAACGAATGGTTCAATGAGTTTATCCTCACTGTCAATCTTCAATTGTTCCCCATGAGATATCTGACCAACGAGCTTATCTGCAAATGTCTCTGCACCCTTATTGTGTCGTGCATCCAGGTATGTGTTGAGATCCTTAACCGCCCTATCTGGCAGCTGGGTCTCTAAGAATAACACCGCTGGTGCTACACTAAATTTTAATGTTAAGTCCATAGATTATGCTTACGCTATAATTAAATATATGTCAATATGCCCTTTAAACGCATTTTAAGGTACCATACGACTTGATTTACCTATTTTGGTACCCCCAGGGTATCTAGGAATGGATTATGTCCATATAAGCACCTTTATGAGCTTTAATTTATAAACCCCCCTCATTGGATAATGCTGATTGGTTTCTGGTTACAAGGGTCATATCACAATCACAACCCCCCAGTAATAATTTGATGGTGTACCCTTCGTCAAAACCCCGTCATTGTTGTAATTA